GTTTTAATTCTTCCAGGTGTACTCCAAACATACTCGACATACTTCGTGTCATCGGCAAGGCTGATGAATACCGTTGCATCATCGAAGTGATTGTACATCATCTTAAGATGCTTGAAGTTTGTCTCTATGTATATGAAGTCGCGATGCAGGAAGTAATACATCACGTTAGTAAAACTGTAATTCTCAAAGCCCTCTGTGGACCAGGTACTCTTTGATAAGGTTTTCTGCTTCTTCAATTTCTGAAGGTGTATGTCGATGGATAAAAAGTTCACCTTTGAACTTGTTGGGCACTCCTATGTAATAGAAGTTTGTTGGCGAGTATCCAGTGAGGTACGAATACCAAACAGCCTGAATGTGGTTGTAGTGCTTTGTCATGTCGGAGGCGAATGCTCGGAGGTTGGTGCAAGATGTTGTCTTGATGTCTGCATTAATCGAGTACATAGGGCAGTGCAAGTCAAGGATGCCTTTTGCTGCCACCTTGCGCCCATCAATCTCAACCTCCTTGATGAAGGTGATCTCCTTCGCGGACTTCTCAAATATCAAGCGGAGCATTGGATGCCTCATGATGGCATCGTAGATTACTCGAGCATTGGGCGGCATGTCTTTAGGCTCTGTCTCGAGCAGATTGCGATGAAACTCCGCACCTCTCTCGAGAGCACCGGCAGCGTATTGGATGCTGCCAGTGAAGTGCCTCTTTATGCTTGATGCGTTTATGGCTTCGATGCTGTTGTAGATGTCGCGGCTCATTGGTAAACTGCATTAAACCTTGCACTTTTGGCATTTTTAATTGCTTGCTTGAAAGGTTGATCATCGCTCCAATCATCATCGCCTCCTGTATACCAAAATTTTCCATATCTATTTGATTGCAAATATGCAAAAGGTAATACTAATGTAGTTCCATCATTATCATAACTTTCATCATTAAACAATAGCCACATAGATGTTGCATGTGGAACGCCTACCGCAAGAAGCAATTTCTTATTTTTAGAAAATGGTTTCCATTTATTTTCAAAATCATCTTTGTATAAATTTAAAATTCCATCCATATCTCCTTGTTCTAAATTTATAGATGGTTTTACTTCTACATAAGTATCTAATTCTGGAATATAAAAATCAGGTAAGTATTTAACACCATTTTCTAATACAAAACCTTCTGGCTCATACTCCCACTTTTGTTTTAAGCTGTCAAAATAAACAGCCCATCTTGCTTCAAGTCTTGACCTAAAAAAGTGATCACTGTAAAATGTATCAATTGCTTGCATTTTGTTAAAATTTATGGGGTTAAAATTAGCCTTCTATCTGTCTCTTGTCTAATGGAATAAATCCACTACCGTTGCCATGTACTACCTTGATGAAGTCAACCTCAACCTTTGCTGAGTTGACAATGACCTGGGCGATGTCTGCTATTGCTTTTGCTTTGTCGAGCTCCATGTCGTTTTCTTTGAGCATTTCGATTATTTCGAATAAGTGATCTCTTAGGTCTTCGATTTTATTGCGTGCCATAACTTATTCAGTGTTTTGATTGTTTGTTGAATTGGTTGAGGGTATTTAGTGATTCTGTTGCGCTGCATGTTCTCCACTTTCGTGATTGCTTCCAGATTTTCTATATCGAAATTCGATATGTTTTTATCTCGGAATGTCACTATCATGTGCGGCTCAAGCTTGCCATGATGCTGCTCGTAGATGTGCCGATGTTTAAGCACCCACTTTGCATGCTCTGCAATCTTGATGTAGGTGTATCCATCTTCATCGATGCGCTCTGATCCGACTGCTCGGTGATTAGGTGGCACAGTGCCCTTCTTGAATCTTGTTTCCTTGCCTCCGATGTCAAGCCCTTTCATGCCTTTGTTCCAAGGTGTGTTGCCTTTTGGGAACTGCGTTCCAACATTGCCCTTTTTAAGTCTGCCGCTTGCTTCTGTTGCCAGGTACTCTTCTGTTTTATGCAGCTGAAGTGCGAAGGCTTTGGCATAACACTGGGCGATTGATTTCCCAGTGATGAATGCCACCTCTTTTGTGGACCGATGCGGATAGTATTCAATCAGCAATTCGGTCTCTTCCATCGTCCAGTTACAGCGAGTCATAATACTCGCGGCCTCCTTCTTCTCCGCCTTGTGATGTTGGCTTTGGCAAGCGTTTGAACATGTCCTGTTGGCCGTCATGGTAACCATTGGAGTAGGCTTGAATGATTGCCTCTTTTACCTTTGCTTCCATTGTGTCATTGTCGCATTCGCGAGGATCAATGATCGTGTCAAGGTAGCGGTTGAATTGCGTGAATTCATAGTGGATGTTGTCGAATGGGCTCATCGTATTGCTTGTGTTTTATGTTCAACTATTTCGATTCCTTTTATCTCTGCGATGTTGGTGATCTCCATCGCCTTTGGAAGCTTGCGGAGTAACTCTGCCACATCAAACATCTCTGCTTGCATCAGTGTCCAGAGCAGTGTCATCCAATCTACCTCTCCAACTATCTCCGCTTTCTTGGTGATTCGGATGTTCTTGGTGTGGTCAAGCTCAAGCGTTGTGGTTGTTGTTGCATCGGTGAAATTGGCGAAGATATCTGATACATCACTGCTGCTTGCAGACATCAGCGCATCGGCTGCTTGCTGTGCAATCTTCGCATCTGCTTCCGCCTTCTTGCGCTCGAGCTCGTTGGAGTAGTCTATCATCATTGCTTTGCGCTGCTCGATGTAAGCCTTCAGCGGTGCGATGTGCTCGCGTTCCACATCCATGATTGACTTCTTGTATTGGTCAAGCGGAATGGTCACCATTTTGCGATTGTTTTCGATGTGCTTAATTGCATCGTTAGCTGCCTTGATGGACTCAGCACTCATGTCGTATGAGAGCTTATCTTCGATTACTTGTGGTGCGCCTTCTATCATGCCTTGAGCACGAAGCACCTCGGTTGAGTTCAATGACTTGTAAAACTCGGATATGTTTTCTATATTAGCTGCGTTCATAGTGTATTGATTTATGTATGTTTTTAATGAAGGGCGGCTGATTACCGCCCTTTGTTATTTATTAAAACGGAAAGCCGTCATCTTCTGTTTCTGCTTCAGTCTCTGCTGCAAATGACTCCGCTCGCTCCATTGGAATTGGCTTGCTGATTCTTGCAATCCACTCGTCAGACATCTTAATCTTGTCTTGAATGAACTCGGGCAGCTGATTGAACACAGCATCATCATGCTCCTCGGTGTTGTAACATAATGCACTGTTAAATGCAGGAGGACAAACCAATCCTTTCGGCACTGGAGACATGCCGATTATGTTGGCATACGTTGCATCTCCTTTGGTTACGTGTGTGATGTTAACCATGCACGGCTTGCCAAGTAGCGTAAAGATGTCGAAGTTCTCCGCGATCTCGTTGCTCATCTTTTTGCCTGCCCATGATTCGATGTCGCGGCGAAGAACTGCCTTCTCGTTCATCGAGAGGTTGTAAATGCTGCGAGCATAGAACGGCTTCTCGCCATCACCACGTTCAAATTCGTGCAGCTCTGTTGGCAGTTCAAAGATGAATTGCACTTTGCGTTTTTTGCCTGGAAATTGTCCTGTTTGCATCGTAGTTCCAAGGTCTACAATTTGGTAACATCTTGCAACAAACGCTCCTTCTGGTGCGATTGCTCGGGAGGTGTTATTCCCGCTTGGTGCTTTTAGGCCCATAGTTTAATTTAGATTTGATTTATGAATTGATTGAATGATACTTGAGTATTGTGCAGTGTCTTCTGATACATCTTGAAGAACTCGTTAACATCGGAAGGATGATAAGTGCGCACTGATTCATGCAAACCTTGTTGCATCTCCTTTGAGTATTGACGAACAAGAACAAGTGATGTCTTGTCGCATCTCTGGAAGAGCCCTTGGTGGCAACCGTCTTGGACGATTGTTAGCATGATGCCAGATAAATGATCGTAGTTGAAGTACTGCGTGCTGTCGTGTGATTTGAAGTAAGTGTTCATAGATTGAATGAGTAAATGAGTAAATGATTGTTTGACAAATGTACAGCTATATTTTGATTATGCAATAAGTATTTAAGATTAATGCAATTATTTTTTACCTCGCTTTGCAAGTGCTTGAATTTTAGCCAAATAAAATTGCGGTTATTTTCTACTTACTCCCAATCCAAAGCCGATGATTGCACCAACTCCCAACTTAAAGGCAGTTGTCTGATGCCACTTCTTGTCTTCTTTGATGTAGATATTATCCATGCCGGTGATTGCGACATTCGGATTGTCGACTCTCATGCGCACCACTTGATCAGACTTGCGGAAGAGACGATTGAAGAAGCCAGTGCGCATGGTATCACCAACAGCATAGGTGAACTTGGCAGGAATAACAAGCGAATCAATCTGCAACCACCCAAGGCGGTTGATCATGCCGCCAATTGTGTACCATTCGGTTGTCTTAAGGAATGGCTTAGGGAGTTGGATGTATGGCTTCTTATCAATCATCACCGTATCACCCAATTTAATCTGCGTTTTTATTACTGTCCTGGTCTCGATGCGCACAACCTCTGATGCGTTCTTTACTTTGACTTCGAGCTCTGCAATCTGTTGTGCTTGTTTGGCTGCATCAGAGTTCTTCAGTGCGATTATCTTCTTCTGAGAGGCTATAAGTATGCTGTCTTCATAAATCGTGTGTTTAAGACGATAATCGGATTGCACATTGTCAGAGCATGACTTGATCAATAAGAAGACCAGTAAAATAACTACGCCCAAAATAAAAGTTTCAATACGTACAGATGCCATGTTGTATGAGTTTTATAAGTTCCTTTGATGCTTCCCAAAATACTCTTTTATCCTTGAGCTCTGCTTGCAGTATCTGAAGTGCCACGCATACCGGCATGCCTCTTTCAATGACATACCAAGCGGCCACCTTGACCAGTCTCTCATCCGCTTGCTGATCCGTCATAACTCGCGTGCTGCTTTCTTGATTAGTATCTTGATTGCATCATCAAGCTTGTTGACTGATGTGTGGATCATTGTGAGTACATCCTTCCTGTCGACATCACTTGCACCTTGATGCTGCATAAGTATCTGCACAAGTCCAGAGATGTTCGTCAATGGTTGCCTTAATTCATGGCTAAGCATAAAGCGGAACTCCTCAAGGAGCAATCTTTGCCGTTCGTAATCATGCGAGCTTATGCTTGTAACATCGACCATCTGGATGCCGACAAAATGCAAGGTATCAGCAATGGCGAAGCAGTTCCAAACATTATATCTATCACTTGCGTTCTTCTGCCTGGTCCGAGCATAAACTCTTGAAGGCTCAGGCGAATGCTTGCGAGCTGTTGCAATTGCCTTAATAAAATCATCTTTGTCACCTTCGATGCTTATGATGTCGGTGATTTTTGTGGGCTTGATGTGGCTCACATAGTTCTTGAATAGCTCATTGTTGGACACAATCTTTCCATCTTGATCAGTGACCACATAAAACAAATCAATCGAATGTTCTAAGATGAATAGCGAAGACATTGCTTGAGTTCGCTGTAAAGATTAGACCAAGCAGGCATCGAGCTCCATGCCCATTGTGCTGTGAGATAAATGGTAAATGTCAACAACAAGCCCATCACAGGCGCATCCATTGTAGGTTGATATTCTCGGAACTCAGCTCGAGGCTTTATGATTATTTTTGCTTCGGGCTTTGGTGCAAGTAGGAATGCAGAAGTACTCGGCTTGATGGTGTCGCTTGCGTAGATTTGTTGCATCGTTGTTGGCTCTGGTATTGGCTTATCAGATGGCAGCTCGTAAGTTTGTCCCCATTGATTAGTGCAATAGTGCTTGCCAAAGATAGTGAATTTCTGCATCGATTGATACACCACTTGAGGCTCGAGATGAATAACATGATGATGCGTATGCAGCTTGCATCCAATACCAATCACGCAAGCCGCATCGAGGCTTGTTGTTATTTGTACGGTGTCTATGCCATCATCCATTGTCACTTGATTTTGGTATGTATCCTGCTGCTACCATTGCGGCAACAATTGCTGCGAGTGTCTCTGTGTTTATCTGCTTAAATATTAATGCGAAGACAGAGCCAAGTATCACCAAGCTGCCAATTGTTGGCCTCCAATACTTGAGAACGATGTCAAGTACTTGCCTTGGTTTGCTAACTGGTTTCCTTGCCATTGCCCCACATTTGATTGAATGAGTAAGATGTTTTTAATTTTTCGATGAACTGCTCAAAGCTAAGATTCATCTCATCAAGCATGACAAACGGCTCTGATTGATGCTTGATAAGATAAATCTCGTACAGCTTTTTCATTCAACGACAGCAGTAAAATATAGTTGCGCCTCTTTCTTGCGCCTTCTTACAAGCCCGGTCACAACCTCTCCGCCTGCTCTGTTCCACTTAAGGAACTCGGCTGCAATTTTCGGATCGTTTGGATTGGCTTTTACGAATCTTAGCAGCTGCGACTTGGCAAGGTTTCCTGCACCCAGGTTATAGGTAAAACTTACAAGCGCATCGAATTGATTCTGATTCACCTTTGTGCCGTTAAGCAGTCCAGTCACGCTGCCCTCGAACTCTTTTAAATGGTCGATTAGCATCTGATTGGCTTGCTCTCTGGTAATCGTTTGCCCAAGCTTAACCTTGCTGCCATCATGGTAGTAGGTTGCGCCGTATCCAATGGTCGGCACTCCTGCGCTGCATAGGTAGGATGTAAGACGCAAGCCTTCAAACTCCTGTATGAGTCTGATGCCGTTATTAGAGGATTTCATATTGGAATTGGATTGTGCAGTATGGCATATAAGAAGCAGCAGTTGCAGTTTCTAATTCAACTTTGCAAGTGTTGTTGGTTACTTCTGCGCTAATTGTTAAGCCAACAATCTCTGCCAATGTTCCGCCAAAAGACCATTGCATTAATCCGAAACATTGCTTTGTACTTGTAAAGTTTGATGCAGCAGGAAGCTCAATTTCAAATGCTCCAGTAACTTCTCCAGTATCAAGTGTTATTTCTAACTGAGCAGAAACGGTTGCCACGTTTCCAACTCTGATGAAGGTTGCATAGTTAACTGCTACAACAATGCCATTCACCTCTCCGCTGATTGTTGGAGTGTAGCTGCCACTTGACAAGATGTTGCCAAGCTCAATCTGCTTAGAAGTTCCTTGCGGAGATTGCGATGTGTCGCTGATATCAACGATGTACAACAAGTCTTCTGCAACCGGTGCAGTCAATGTACCTAAATCTGTTATTTTTACTCCTGCCATGATGTTAGTTATTAGTTATGTAGTTAAGTGCCTTGGTTGAATTGGTGAACTGGATGCCGTTAAAAGTGAACTGATTAACATTGATTAGGAACACACCCACGTTAGTGCCCAAGTGAACGCACATGTCGTCAACCACTTCAACAGATTCCACATTGGATGCAACCACCCCAATCACCGATGAATAGAAGGTGACAAAGCCGCCTTCGAGAGTTATGTCTATCATAT